GGCGGGCGTGTGTGTGCGTATAGGGGGATATGGCTCCCGGTGTGTATTGCCCCGTCTGGTCCGGAACATCCGGAACATTGGAATTTTTGAAAAAGAAACTCTTATAGAACAAGTAGTTACCAGTAGAAACCCGTTCCACCAGCACCGGAACACAGTGGAACACGCCGGAACAACCTGTTCCGCCATGTTCCGCAATTGTTCCGCCAAGCCCTTTTCACCGGAACGGCCTGTAGCCCTTGCCGCGCGCGGCGTCCAGCGATTCGCCCGAAAAACCTGTTCCGGCATGTTCCGGCAGTGGGGGAACAACGCAAACAGGGCTGCAGCCCACGTGCCGTCTGGCCTCCAGCCGTTTCACTCTGATGCCTGTTCCGGATGTTCCGGGGGGTGGCACCCCGTGACGCGTGCGTGTGGGGCGGCAGCGCCATGACCACGCCCGCCCTTTCCACTGACGAAGCCATGCTCCGGGACTGCCTGGCGCTCGACATGCTGAGCCGCTGGACGCCTCGACAGATCCGCGAATGGCTCGCTGACCCGACTTTCCCCGACGAGTACCGCGAAGACATGCGCCGCCGCCTGAACCAAATGAGAGAGGAGTACCGCAACCATGAATAGCCATCCGCTGATGCCGTTGATCACCGGCGAACAGCTCGCCGCAGCATCCACGGCCATGGGTCCGCTGCTGCCGAGCTGCACCGATCCCTACTTTGCCGCTTGGAAGAAGGGTGCCGAGCTGATCGGCGGCGAAGCGTTCCCATTTGCCCAGGGCGGCATTAATACCTGGGCTGACGCCCAGCTGGGCGCGCTGCCCGCGCTGCTGAAAACCCTGAACAGCCTCGACCTGCCGCGCCGCGCCCTGCTGCTGACGATGATCAGCCTGGAGCGCCCCGAGCAGGTTCACTGGATCACCCGCGAACTCGGCATGCACTACGGCCACCTGAGCGCCGGCGTGCTGGGCGACGACGTGTTCGCCGCCACCTTCGACCTACTCCGCACCCACCACTGAAAGGAGCAACACCATGACCAACCAAGCACCTACCGCCCCCACCAAGCCGATGAGCACGCTGCACGCTGCCCTGCACCGCCTCGAGCGCTGTCACGAAGAAGTCGTCGACGCTGAGCAGCGCCTGGCCGAGGCCAAGCGGTCGTTCGACGAACAGGTGGCCCATCTCAATACCGCCTACACCGACGCCTGCAATCGCGCCATCGAGCTGGGTGAGAAGAACTTCCCCGAGCAGTTCGCGCTGCGCGGCCTGGCGCTCACCTTTGACGACGAGGGCGGCTGTTCCGTCGAGCGCCGCGCGCTTGTCGAGCCGTATGAGTTGCTGAGCTGGGCCAAGAAAGCGGGCGAGGAGTAAGCGCCATGCGACTGACCTACTGCGCCAACGGCGTCGCGGGCCATATCGATCTGCCGATCGCCTGCGTCGAAGTGATGACAGCCGAGTCCCTGGCCGAGCTGGCCGCGAGCTGCCACTGGCGCGACCACCACCCGACCGCGCTGCCAGGCGAGCTGACACGGGTCCACCTGCAGGACCTGGACGGCAAGGAATTGGGGATGTTCGAAGTGCGGCGCGAAATGCGCCCAGTATTCACGGCCAGCGCCCTACCCGGGCGGGGCTGAAAAGAAGGGTGTCGAGGAGCGGCAACTCCCCGACACCAACCACCAGCAAAGGAGCAACACCATGCAAGCACAACACCCAAGCGGCAGCGGAGCAAAGGCTACCACAGCACCCCGCCACCTATTGGTGACCGCCACGTCCATCGTGGGTGAGGCGCTGGTCCGCTACCAGGTACAGAAAACCGCCGAAGCGCGAATCCGCCTGGAAAGCGTGGCCGACATGGCCCACCGGCTCGGCGAGCTCACCCCGGCCGACGCCGCGGTGATCACCAAGCTGCTCGCCCAACCCTGCGCCGTGCCCCGTGCCGCTGCGCCTACTTTGAACTGAGGTGCCCCATGCAAAACACCAACATCAAGCGCTACACGGTCAGCGAGTCCTGGAAGGACTACAGCGTCACCTTGGAAGTGAACCACGACATCCTGACGGCTAAGCGTGCTGAGGAGATCAACCAATTCTGGATCGGCGATCGCTACCGCCTGCAGAAAGAGAACGGCGACGTCGTGCGGACGGTGATCCGCCTCGCCGGGCAACGCCTGATCGGACTGATGCTGAACGAAGGCGGAACCAGCTTTACAGAAGCGACCAACAGGCCGTTCGACAACCCGGGCCCGATCTGGACGGAGGACCTGCACAACGAGGAAGGCTGGGGCGGTAGCGAAGGCGGGCCGTTTGGGTGGTGCGGTATCCGCTGCGTCGCCGCTGACGTAGAGGTTCCCGACTACCACGACGTCGAGTTGGCGGAGGTGGCTCATGGCTGATTCAAGCCCCATCAAGCCTACGTCCGAAGACGCCCCTGATCGGACCATCTACGAATGCACAGGCTGCGGAACCGTAACCCGCGACCGTGCCGCGCAGATGGCGTTGTACAAACGGGCCGGCGCGCTGAGCTGCTGTCCGGAGCGGAATATGGTGCCAGTCCAGCCGGCTGCACGAGCGACTGCGCATGACGAGCAGGAGGCGTTTAAGCGTGCCTTGCTCACCCAGTGCGTTTTCAAGTTGAACTCCGACACGATGAATGCGGCCAGGTGGGCGTGGTTCCACCGCCCCGTGCAGACCGAGCAGCCGCCAGTGGCTTGGATGTATGAAGACGGCGAAGTTCTGCTGGAGACCGACTTCAAGTGGAACCCTCACCGCACAAGAGACGGAGCACACCCACTCTACGCCGCCCCCATCGCGCAGACCGCCCCGCAGCCGGGGCAAAGTGACCTGGTAGCGGCGGTGGTGTCAGCAAAAAGCGCAATCGAAAGTCTGATGTATAGGGTCGAAGAAGCCTGTCTGCCCACGGAGCATGGCAACGAGGCGATCAAGATGATCGACGCCGCACTGTCGGCCCTGGAGGACGGCCATGACCATTGAAATCCGCACCCGCTTCACCGGCATGACCTACATGGCCACCGTGCGCGGTGAGAAACAGACGGCGAGCTGCACCATCGATGCTCGCCACGCTGCCGAAGCACTGGCCAGGAAGCTGGGCTTGGCGCCGGGCCTCCTCCAGGAACAACCCGACCTGCTCAACCTGCGCGAGCGCACCACCTTCACCCACCCGGGTGATCTGCTCGAGGAGGCCGGCGATGCCCCTGCCCTATGAAAACGCGACAAGCGGCGATAAGGCCTTCGCCGAAATCCAGAAGGTGCTCGGTCGGTTCGGCTGCGACAACTACGGGATCATGCAGAAGGCGAAGGATCAGGTGACCCTGGTCCAGTTCGACTGGAACGGGCGCACCGTGCAACTACCGGGACACTGGGGTGGATACGCCACCACCTGGTTGCGTGAGCACCCCTACACCAGTCGGATGCGCTGTACCGAGGCCGAGCACCGCGACAAAGCCATGCGGATTGCTCAAATCGCTGTCTGCTCGATGCTCCGGGATTGGGTTAAGGCGCAGGTCACTGCGGTCGAGTGCCAGCTGATGACCTTTGAAGAAGTCTTCATGCCCCACATGCTGCTCCCCAACGGCCAGCGGATGGTCGATGCAGCGCAGAAGCTGCTGGAGAGAGCTGATGGATGACACCCCCGAAAAGCTCTGCAAGAAGTGCGACGAGCACTGGCCGGCCGATAGCGAGTTCTTCTACCGGCGGGCCAGTAGCGAGGATGGGCTAAGCGATATCTGCAAGGCCTGTTACGCCGAGCTGCCCAGCGTGCAGAAGCGCAACCGCGACAAGCACGGCCGGCTGCTCTCGGTATGGGAACAACTGGACCTGGAGCGCACCGGCAGCAACGCGCCGATGTGCATGTGAGGAGAACGCCATGTTGATCGATGGACAACTGATCGCGGTACCCGAGGCGCAGCAGCGACAGGCGCGTGAGCAGCTGGATCTGCCATCCGGCTTTGCGCTGGTGGAGGCGACCCAGCTACTGCAACACGATACCGGCAACGGCGTGGTGCAGATCCCGCTGCCCGCCGGCCTGTTCGTGGCGGCATTCGAGGACCTGAACGGCCAGCGCCGCTATGGTGTGGTCACGCTGGAGGTCCGCCTAACCTGAAAACGAGGCGACACGCAGCAACAGAAAGAGCGCTCCGGCGCTCTTTTTTGTGCCCGAAGAAACAAAGTAAGAAAGTAAGTAAATAAGTAACTATGTAAATACTTAAATACGGATCAAGGCAGCTCGGGAGCAAAAGCGCTTTTGTACTTTTGCTACTTTGTCCTTTTAACGAAATGACGCAATGACGAAGCCGTCAATTAACGCAACAACAAATTCGCCGGCATTGACCAACCAGAATCAGGAAAGACGAATTCTAGCCACCAATTCTGACAGAGCCCGTCGCGCTGGCCTCCTAGCACTGTTTTGGCTGTGTCATCAGCACCTTCGAGATTATTTTTATCGGTTTTAAAAAGTGCTTGACGCTGCAAAAAATCGATACCTAAACTTCAAGCCCTGATATGTACCACCAAGGGAACGGTAGTAATGGAACACGAACTTCATGCTGCAATTAACACGATGATCGATGAAATGGAGGACGTAGCAAACGTAGTTGCTTACATGGGAACTGCCGCTGCGGCAGGAAGCGGGGACGTGGCCGTGAACGAGGGGCAGCGGTTGATTCTGCAGATGGTGGAAGTTCGTATCAGGAACAACATAAAGGCGCTGGCCAGCGCGCTGCGTCAGCCAGTCGCGGCGCCGAGCTGTTCGAACAGCTGACGCTGTTGCGCTCGAGGCAGCTGGCGGAGACGGTCGAACAGCAATTGGTCAACCGCCCCAGCTGCAGGGCGCAGCGCGTGCGAGTAGGTGAGGTTCATCACGAAGGTATGACCGCACAAGGGGTCCAGGCACTGGCAGTAGAGCCTGGCGAAGTTTTCCGAAAGCTCGTCGCGGGATCCGATCCGGGCTTTCCCCCGGCAAGCGTTGCAGTTGATTCGCACCCGTAGCCCCTCCCCCGAGGTATCCATACGGGTACTATTCTGCCACAACATCTAGTGGCCATTTCGAATCACTGCACGCTATGGGTAGTCCTCGCCGCCGTTGGGCACCCGGCACCGATGAATTCGCCGCAGGGCCATCCCCGATCCTTTCCAGGCACCGTACTTGTCGATCGCAAGCAGCGCGTAGTTGGAGCAGCTGGGCTCGTAGCGGCAGGGGCGCCTCAATCGCTGCGGCGCCGTGGCCTGGTAGAGCCGGATCAGCGCCTTGATGACAACCGTGCTCAACGCGGCCGGCGGAAGCTGATCACGTAATAGGTGCTGTTCGAGGCCTTGCGCCCCGCCAGCGCATCGAAGCAGCCCGCCTGCACCTGGACGCCCACGCTGTCGATTCGATAGAACTCCCAGCCCTCGGCCGCGTACTGGTTCGCGATGGTTTCGAGATATACCGCCGCCTCCTGCCCGTTGTGCTTGCTCGCCTTCACCTCGATGCTCGGCGGCACCTGAACCATCTTGTATTCGTACATCGTCTGTCCTTAGAAATTCATGGCGGAATGCCATCACGAATTCTAAGGTCGTCGGCATATATCGGCAAATATGCACATATGTCGCATTCAGCCCGCCGCCGGCTCGTTCCAGGCCACCCGCCGATCGGCGCGCAGCGTGGCGTTGATCTGCAGGAACAGCATGGCGATCGGGCGGATCTCGTTGTTGGTGAACACGCGGTCGATCTTCTCGATGTCGCCGAAGCCGCTGGAGTTCTCCGGCATGATGCCGGCCAGCGCCGGGTTCATGCGGTGCGCGGCGATCACATCTGCCCGGGTGATGTTCTTGATGCGCTCGAACTCGTCCTTGGTGGCCACCTCCCCCACGGGGATGATCTGAATCGCCTTTTCGGTACCGCCCGGGATGTTCACGAACATCGAGCGGAAGTTGCCCACCCCTTTGCTGCCAGCGATCTGCGCCTGCAGGGCTTTCTCGTCGTCCTCCGACAGGTCCGGGTCGTTGGTGTAGAAGATGAAGCCCGCGTGGGCGCCGTTGTTGTAGTAGCGGCGGCGGAACAGCGTGGCGCTCTCGTTGAGCAACAGCGAGTGCATGCCGCCCAGGTAGTCGGGCACGCCATAGACGTTCTGCTCCACGTCGTAGTCCATCACGTGCTCCACCTCGTCTTCCTCGAAGTGCAGTTCCTGCCCCTTAGGCAGCAGCATCACGAAGCCCCCGCCGACCTTGCGCCGCATGTTGATCGCCGGTAGGTGCTGCAGCTCGAGCACCTGGCCGATGATGTTGCGCATGCGCTGGAAGTAGGCCTCGCCGAAGACGATGAAATCGAGCGCGGCGCGCCCCATGGTCTGCGCGCTGCAGCCGACCGAGGGGCGGAAGTCACGCAGCAGCAGGTTGCGCTTGAACTTCGGAATGGCGCCGTGGTGGGCATTGGCGCGCAGCAGCTTGGCCAGCCCGGTGCGCGACACCGGCGGCGTGTAGAGACGCCCGTCGTCGCTGGCGAACACGCCCAGGTACTGGCCCATGTTTTCGGCCAGCACCGATTCGGGGGCGCCGAACGAGAACGCCTTGGGCGCCCGGTTGGTTGCTTGTTGCTGCTGCGGTTTGCGCTTTGCCATGGCTGACCTGTTCGAGTGATGACCAGCGGCTGCGCCGCCGTTTGTTGGTGTTGAGGGGTTCATGGGCCAGCGCGTGCATGATCGCCCAGGCGATGTCGGCGTGGCCGGTGGCGTCGGTGCGCGAGGCGCTGTAGGTGATCTGGCCGCTGGCAGTGGCGCCGCGCTTGATCGTCAGGAAGGCCGCGGCGATGTCGTTCCAGCCGGCGTCCCACTCGATGCGGCTGCCCTGGACGGTGTCCTGCGCCTTGAGCACCAGGGCATTCTTCGTCTCCAGGCTGTAGTGGATCGGCGTGGCCCGCGGGAAGAAGTCGCGCACCAGGTCGAACACGCCGTAGCCGACGCCGGTGATGTCGATGCCGATGTGCACGACGTTGAAGCGCTCGGTGAGCTTCTTGACCTGGCCGGCCTGGTAGGTGAACGAGTGTCCTCGCCAGCTGTGCTTCTCCAGGATGCGAAACTTGCCGCCGGCTTCCAGCGGTGGCGCGACCACCACGCAGGTGGCGTCGTCGCGTGTGCGGCTGGGGTCATAACCGAGCCAGACCGGGCTGTTGCCGAATGGGCGCGGGGCGTTCGGGTCGGGGTCGTAGTCGGCCCACAGGCTCTGGTCGGAGTAGCAGCGCTCGAGGTCGGCCAGGCTGAAGACGCTCTGCGTGCTGTCGATGAATTTGCACATGTAGAGCTGATCGAAGCGGTCTTCGTCGTTCTCCAGGCGCAGGCGATCGATGTCGAACAGATCGCAGCCGCCGGCCACGGCGTCCTCGATGGTGATGATCTTGCGCCACTGGCCGTCCGGACAGAGCGCGCCCTGGTGGATGGCCGCTTCGCTGGGCCACTCCTGCCCGAGCTTCTTGCCGCGCTTGCTGTTGCGGAACTCCTCGCCAGTCCAGAACGGATAGGCCTGGTGGGTGACGGCGCTGGGCGTCGAAAAGTAGGTTTTTCGCCACTTTTTGTGGGTGGCCATCGCCCCGGCGAGGCTGTTCAGCTTCTCGAAGTCGCGGATCCAGAAGTACTCATCGATGTAGACGTGCCCGTGGTGACCCTGGGCGGTGCTGCTGTTGGTGCTGAGAAAGCGCAGTTCTGCCCAGGGCTTGCCGTCGCGGCTCAGCACGATGGGGTTGCCGGTGAGCTGGATGCCGAACCACTCGGCAGCGAAGGCGATGATGTAGCTGCGGAAGATCTCCGACTGCGCCCGGCTGGCCGAGAGAAACATCTGGTTGTCGCCGGTCAGCACCGCATCCATGAAGGCTTCGGCAGCGAAGTAGTAGGTCAGGCCCACCTGCCGGCTTTTCAGCACATTGCGGATGCGGCAGGTCAGCGGGTTCTGTTTGGCGGCGAACAGCTCCTGCTGGTAGCCGAACATGTTGGCCGTGAACTTCTCCAGGAAGTCGACTTCGGAGAGGCCGGTGACGTCGTTCTTCGGCTTCTTCTCCCGCCGTTCACCTTTGCCGCCCCGCCGCTGTTGCCGTTCGCCCTGTTGCTCTCTGTCCTCGTTCCGCTCTCGCGGCGCGTCGTGGGCCGACTGCTGCGGCTTGGCGCATTGCTTCAGCAGGCGCTCGCGCACGGTGGTGAGGCGGTCCAGCTCGTCCAGTTCACCCTTGGCCAGCGTGCCGGGTTTCTCCAGCAGCAGGGTGATGCGCCGGCTGACGGCGGTCAGCGGCTCCTCGTCCGTCAGCATCTCGTCCCAGCCGCCCTTGGCGATCCAGTAGTAGACGATCCGGACGTTGGGCAAGCCGAGCTCGGCCTGTATTTCGCGCGGCTTGGCGCGGCGCAGGTACAGGCGCTTGGCGGTTTCTTTGATCTCGATGGAGTAAGGCATGCGCCGCAGTCTATGCGGCGAAAAAGAGGCAAACGCGCAGATAAATTGCGGGCAATTCCTAGATTTCGCAGCTAGGAACGGGGCGAAAGCAAAGCGTTTGAGGGGTACCTGGGCGGTGCCTATGGTGGCGGCATCTGAACCCCGACAGAGCCGAAAAGTTCATGCCTCGCACCCTTGTATCTGACTGGAAACGTGTGGCCACCAGCGGCAAGACCGCCGACGGTCGGACCATCGACGCGCAGGACCTGCGCGACATGGCCGAGAGCTACGACCCCGCGCTGTATACCGCGACCATCTGGTACGAGCACATCCGCTACTTCGGCAGCCTGGGCACCGTCGCCGAGCTGAAGGCCGAAGACGTGGAAGGCGGCAAGGTCGGCCTGTTCGCTCGGCTCAAGCCCAACGAGTACCTGCTGCAGATGAACAAGGCAGGGCAAAAGCTCTTCACCTCGATCGAGATCAACCCGGACTTCGCCGACACCGGCAAGGCCTACCTGGGCGGTATGGCCGTCACCGACGAGCCCGCCAGCGTGGGCACCGAAGAGCTGCACTTCTCCCGCCGCGCGGAGAAGGGCAATTACTTCGCCAACCTCGAGCCGTTGGGCGAGCTGATCGCCGCGCCCGACACGGACGAAGCCGCCGCCCTTTCCTTCTTCACCCGCCTGTTCAGCGCCCTCGGCAAGGGCGGTCCCGAATCCCCCGCAACCCCCAAAGACGAGAGCACCCCAATGGATCCGAAAACCGTGCAGGCCTTCGCCGCTGCGGTGGAAAAGCTCGGCACCGTGGCGACCAGCCTGGAAACGAGCGCTGCCACCTTTGCCGCCAAGCCCACCGAGCCCGAAAAGCCCGCCGTCGCCGAGCCGGAAGCCGGCAAGGGCGAAGGCGACAAGGCCACCGGTATCACCGCCGAGCAGTTCAACAGCCTGAAAACCTCGCTGGATGACCTGACCGAGAAATTCAACACCGCGCTGAACCAGGGCAAGGGCAAAGACGTGCCCAACACCACTGGCGCTGCTGACGACGAAACCCAGAAGGTCTACTGATATGAGCCTGAGCCAAGCAGCCCGCCTGAAATTCAGCGCCCTCGCCGTTGCGATCGCCACCACCTATGGCGTGGAAACGGTGCGCGAAGAATTCAACGTCACGCCGACCCACGCGCAGACGCTGAACGAAAAGATCACCCACAGCTCGGCCTTCCTGTCCCGGATCAACGTGATTCCGGTCAGCGAGATCAAGGGCGAGAAGGTGATGCTGGGTACCAGCGGCACGGTGACCGGCCGTACCGACACCAGCAACGCCGACCGCGTCGCTCGCAACGTGCTGGGCCTGGACGGCCAGGGCTACGAGCTGTTCGAAACCCACAGCGACGTGGCGCTGAAGTACGCCAGCATCGACGCCTGGGCCAAGTTCCCGAACTTTCCGCAGCGCTATTCCGCCGCGGTGCAGAAGCAGATCGCGCTGGACCGCATCATGATCGGCTGGAACGGTACCAGCGCTGCCGCCACCACTGACCGCGTAGCCAACCCGCTGCTGCAGGACGTGAACAAAGGCTGGCTGCAGATCGCCCGCGAGCAGGCGCCGGAGCAGGTGCTGGCCCAAGGCGCCAAGGTCGCCGGCAAGATCCAGATCGGCGCGACCGGCGACTACGCCAACCTCGACGCCCTGGTGCACGACGTGTCCCTGATGATCGACGAGGAGTTCCGCGACGGCGGCGATCTGATCGCCATCGTCGGCCGCGAGCTGCTGGCCCACGACAAGGCCAAGCTGTACGCCGCCCAGGGCGATACCCCGACCGAGAAAGAACGCATCGAGATGGCCCAGGTGATCGCCACCTACGGCGGTCTGCCGACTTTCACCTGCCCGCACTTCCCGGGCAAAGGCGTGGTGGTCACCAGCTGGGACAACCTGTCCATCTACTTCCAGGACACCAGCTGGCGTCGACACATCCAGGAGAACCCCAAGCGCTCCCAGGTTGAGGATTACAACAGCCGCAACGAGGGCTACGTGATCGAGCAACTGGGCAAGTTCGCGGCCATCGAGTCCGCCAACGTGGAGTTCGTCTGACATGAGCCTGGCCCTAGCCCATAAACGTCGCGTCCTTGAACAGGGTGCGGCAGCGGCGGCCACCGGTGCGCGGGCGTACACGCCCGCCACCGCCCTGGCCGGCCCTGCCAACGCCCAGAAGCACCTGGCCCTGATGACCACCGCGTTGGATGCGGACCTGGAGCGCATCAGTGCCATCAACAGCCGCGAGGCACGCCAGGCACTCAAGCGCGACGAGCTGCTGCCCAAGTACCTGGACTACGTGCAGCGCTACCGCGAGTCGGGCCTGAACCACCCGAACCCGGTGCTGATGCAGGTGCTGGTCTGGCTGTTCGACACGGCGCAGTTCGAAGCCGGCATCGAGCTTGCCGACTTCGCGATTGGGCAGGGCCAGCAGCTGCCGGAACGCTTCAAGCGTGACGTGCAGACCTTCGTCGCCGACGAGCTGATCGACTGGGCCGAGGCCGAGCACAAGGCCGGCCGCAGCCCGGAGCCCTACGTGTCACAGCTGCTGCCGCGTGTGGATGCGGCCTGGGACGACCAGATCTACGGACCGGAGAACCCCCCCCCCGCCTCCTGGCAGCTGTTCGAGCGCATCCCGGCCCGCTTCCACAAGCTGCTCGGAATCCTTGCCATGGAGGCCGAGCAGTGGGCGCTGGCGATCGATCACTTCGAACGCGCCGCCGCGCTGTACCCCGAAATCGGCGTGAAGACCCGGACGGACGAGGCCGCCAAGGCGCTGCGCAAGCAGCAGGCCGAGCAAGGCAGCGCCGACCAGGGCGGCAAGCCGACCGAGTAACGACTACCCCCCCCAGCGGGGCCTGCCCAGGTGTTCCGGCTTTGAGCCAGTACCACCCGACGCAGTCACCCCGCCCTATTCGAGCGGCCAGCGATGAGCTTTTCAGGTAAACCGACCACCCTGGTGGACCAGGCGATAGAGAACGACGGCTTCTGGCCGGATCTCTCCGTCGCCGAGTTCCAGAAGGGCTACCGCCTGCCGGCGGAGTACCTGAGCGAGCTGCTGGCCGAGGGCATCGCCTTCGCCATGGGCGAAGTGAACGTCGACCTGGCCAAGCGCAAAGCGGATTGGCAGGCGGCAGGCGTCGCCAGCGTGGAAAGTGCGGACCCCATGGTGCTGCCGGAGCGCACATTTCACGTAGCGACGTACAAGCGCGCCGTGTACTGCCGAGCCAAGGCCTACCTGCTGCAGCAGTTCGCCACGGTGAACCGCCGCGAGTCGGCAGAGAACATCGCCAAGGAATCACCCGCCACCGAAGACCATTTCCTGGCTTTCAGCCAACAGGCCGTGCGCCTGCTGCAAGGCCGCGGACGGATCACGGCGGTGCTGCTGTGAACAAGCTCCGCGCCCTGACCACCTTTCTGCTCGAGCGCCGTTTGGTTGCTCCGGAACAGCTCGACAGCTGGGCCGAGCAGGTCACGCTCAACCTCACCTGGAAGCCCGACCTGGACGGCCTGCACCTGGGCGACATGCGCTACCGCGCCGTGATCGTGATGGAGCGCTTCGCCGACCACCCGGGCCGGCTGATGGCCCTGCTCGGCAGCTGGCTGGAGAACCACGACCCCGACCGGGACGACGATTTGCCGGCGCCGACCTTCGACATCGAGCAGCTGGACAACGACCTGGCCGACGTTGAGCTGACCCTGGAATTCGTCGAACCGCAGTACCTGGCCGAAGCCGATGACGGCGAGATCGAGGCCTTCGGCAAGCGCTGGGCCTTCGTCCCGTTCGACCTGTGGATTGCGGAGCACGGGGAGGTGGCCAGTGGCAGCCAGTAACCCGTTCAACCTGGACGTGCGCGGCCAGCTCGACGTGGCCGCCCAGCTCGCGCTGCTGGACCTGCCGCCCAAGCTGCGCCGCCGGCTGATGAACCGCACCGCCCTGCGCATTCGTACCGGGTGGCGCAAGCGTGTCCGTGAACAGGCCGACCTGCACGGCAGCGCCTTCGCGCCGCGCGCCCGCAAACGCAAGAAGGGCCAGAAACCGAAGATGCTGACCGGCCTGGCCACGGGACTATCCGTGGTGCGCCTGACCGAGGACGCCGCCGAACTGGGCTGGGGCAAGCGCAAGACCGCGATGATCGCCGGCATCCACAACGCTGGGATGGTGCAGCGCCGCACCGCCGGCCAGATGCGCGCCTTCAGCCGAGTCACTCCGCTGATGGCGACCGCCGAGCAGGCCAAGCGCCTGCGACGGCTCGGTTTCAAGATCCGCGCCGGCAAGACCAAGCGCGGCGGCCAGCGCTGGCTGCGGCCGTCCGCGGACTGGATCGTCCAGAACATCAAGTACAGCCAGGCGGGCCTGCTGATTCGCCTGCTCAAGCAAGAGAAACCCGGCCCCACCAGTTGGGAGATCGAGCTGCCCAAGCGCGAGTTCTTCGGCGTGGCCAACCAGCAGGAAGTCAACGAGCTGATCGCCTACCTGCTCCCGCAAATCCTTAACTCACCCCGCTAGCGAGGCACTGCATGGCACTCGGCAAAGTCAGCGTCAACAATCTCAACCTCGGCCAGGGTGCCGTGACCGAGATCGAGCGCTATTTCCTTTTCATCGGCCCGGCCGCGGCGAACGTCGGCGAGCTGATCCCCCTGAACACCCAGAGCGATCTGGACGCGGCCCTCGGCGTTGCCGACAGCGACCTGAAACGCCAGGTGACCGCGGCGCGCCTGAACGGCGGCGACCGCTGGGCCTGCCTGGCTGCGCCGATCGACGCGGTAGCCGGCAGCTGGCAGGACGCCCTGGAGTACTCCCAGCAGCAGGGTTTCTCGGTCGAGGCGGTGGTGATCACCTCGCCGGTGACCAGCGGCGCCGAGCTGAGTGCGATGCACGACGCCGCGGTGATGCTGAACAGCACCTACGGCCGCCGCGTGTTCGTGATGGCGGCCACCGCCGGTTGCGATCCGGACCTGCAGACCTGGAACCAGTACCTGATCGAGCAGCGCGCCATCGTCCAGGACCTGGCGGCGCCGCGCGTGCTGGTGGTGCCGCAGCTGCACGGCAACGACCTTGGCGTGCTGGCCGGCCGCCTGGCCAACGCCGCGGTGAGCATCGCCGACAGCCCGATGCGCGTGGCCACAGGCGCCGTGCTGGGCCTGGGCGAAACGCCGGTGGACGTCGACGACATCCCGCTGCCTTCGGCCATCCGCGCCGAGCTGGACAGCGCCCGCTTCAGCGTGTCGCAGACGTACCCCGACTACCCGGGCGTGTTCTGGGGCGACGGCAACATGCTCGACGCACCGGGCAGCGACTTCCAAGTGGTGGAGTACCTGCGCCTGGCGGACAAGGCCGCGCGCCGGGTGCGCATCCTGCTGATCCAGCGGGTCGCCGACCGCCGCCTGAACAGCACCCCCAATTCCATGGCCGCGGCTACCAGCGCACTGATGGCACCGCTGCGTGCGATGTCGCGTTCGGTGCAGTTCGCCGGCCAGGTGTTCCCGGGCGAGATCGAGCCGCCGAAAGACGGCGACATCGTGCTGGTGTGGCAGAGCAAAACCAAGGTCGAGGCCTACCTGAAGCTCAAGCCCTACAACTGCCCGAAAGACCTCACGGCGAACATCGCCCTCGACCTTTCCAACGACGATTCGGAGTAAGCCCGCATGGCACGTATCGGTGGCAAAAACTTCGACGTGAACCTGGGCGACCTGCTGGTTCACGTCGAGAGCTGCACCCTGGACATCACCGACAACACCGCGGTGGCGCAGGACAAGGGCGTGCCCAATGGGCACGTGGATGGCGACGTTTCCGCCGGCGGCGAGATGGAATTCGACACCGCCAACTTCAACCTGCTGATCGAGGCCGCCAAGCGCGCCGGCAGCTTCCGCCAGCTCGATCCGTTCGACTCGGTGTTCTTCGCCAAGGCCGGCGACGAGGAACTGCGCGTGGAGGCCTTCGGCTGCAAGTTGAAGGTATCCAGCCTGCTGAACATCGACCCCAAGGGCGGCGAGAAGAGCAAGCACAAGGTGCCCTTCGACGTCACCAGCCCGGACTTCATCCGCATCAACGGCGTGCCGTACCTCGCCGCTGAAGAGATCGAGGGCCTGCGCTGATGGCGGACTGGGTCGATCGCGCGGTTGACCGCGAAGAACGGGAGCTGGAGCGCGCCCTGGCCGCCCAGCTGGCCCGCTCACCGAACGGCCCGAGCCTGCACCACTGCCAGGACTGCGACGAGGAGATCCCTGCCAAGCGCCGCGCGCTGGGTGGGGTGACCCGCTGCACCCCGTGCCAAACCCTTTTCGAGAAGCGAGCCACCCGATGAGCAAGAGCCCCTGGCCGAACTTCAGCTACGCCGAGCTGCGCTGCAAATGCGGCCGCTGCGGCAGCGACGGCACCGAGATGGACCCGGCCTTCATGGAGGCGGTGCAGCAGCTGCGCGAGCTGTACGGCCAACCGCTGGTGGTGAGCAGCGCCTACCGCTGCCGCCAGCACCCGGTGGAGGCCCGAAAGACCAAGCCCGGCGCGCACAGCACCGGCGCGGCGCTGGACATCGCCTGCAGCGGTGCGGCGGCGGTTTCCATCCTGCGCCTGGCCATGACGCTGCCCTTCACCGGCATCGGCATTCAGCAGAAAGGCAGCGGGCGGTTCATCCACCTGGACATGGCGCCGGCCGAGCAGCTGCCCCGCCCGATGATCTGGAGCTACTGACCATGAAGTACTCGTTCAAGACCCAGCTGTTGGCCTGCGCGCTTGCCCTGGTCACCACCCTCGGTATTGCCGCCTGCGCCGGTAGCAACCCGGTGGTCACCGCCGCCGGCACGCTGGTGAGCCGCTACTGCGCAGCGCCGGAGATCGGCCGCAGCGTGCTGCGCGAGGCGATCGCCACCAGCACGGCGCCGAACCGGATCCGCGTGGAGTGCGCCGCCGATGCCTTTTGAAAGCGACCTGGAGCTGCGCCATGTGCCCGGCGACGCGCTGTGGAAGGTGGTCAAGCCGCTGCAGTACCGCACCGCCGACGGGCGTCGCGTGATCGTGCCGGTGGGCTACCGCACGGACCTGGCCAGCGTGCCGCGCCTCGCCTGGCGCATCGTGCCGCGCGATCACGTGCAGGCCCGCCGGCCGGCCGTGGTGCACGACTTCATTTACACGAACCTGACCCACCGCTTCACCAAGCGCGAGGCGGACAGGATCTTCCACGCCGCCCTCCTCGAGGAAGGCATGAACAAGGCCTTGGCCTGGCTGATGCACGCCGCGGTGCGCATTGGCGGGCGTGGCAACTGGAGCGCCTGACATGGGCCTGCTGGAGAACCTGATGAACCTGCTGCCGGAGCTGCTGCTGACCGCCGTAATCGGCTTCCAGGCACATCTGTTCCGGCAGGTGAGCGAGTCGCGACGCGAGCACCTGGAGCTGCGCGTGGAGATCGCCCAGAACTACCCGAAAACCACCGATTTCGAGCGTGCCATGGACAAGCTGGAAAGCAACCTGCGCGCCCACATCGAAGCCCTTATGAGGAACAGAGCATGACCGCACAACGCCAGATCGTGATCACCATCGGCGCCGCCGACTTCACGTTCAACCTGTCCGCCCAGGACGTGACGAAGTACTTCAACGCGCTGACCCCGAGCAACAAGGTCGCCCCGGGCCACAACCTGCTGACCACCACCGTGCAGCCCGAGCAGAAGGACGCGCTGCGCCCGCTGCTGGCCAACCCGGTGCTGACCATGCAGGTGGCCGGCGCGCTGCTCGAGGAGTACAGCCCGGACGTTGAGGTGGCCGTAAAAAAGCCCTGCACCGAGCCGAACGACTGACCGAAGACGGCCTGGGCCAGCTGATGGCCCTGGCTGAACGCTGGCTACCTGGCGCGGCGCCCACCCCCGAGAACATGGGCACCGCCAAGTGGCTGGAGGACGAGTACTGGAGACGCATGGAGATCGCCGTGGCGAACGGCATTGCCCATGCGTTGAATGGTTAGGTGATCGATGGCTACGAACAGCGCCGCCCTGAACTTCATCCTGAAGCTGACCGACCAGGTCAGCGCCCCGTTGGGCAAGGTGAAGATGGGCTTCAACGAGCTGGCCGAGAAAGGTCAGGACAACATCCGGCAGATGGGCTTCGGCCTGGCCGGCATGGTGGGCGCTGGGCTGGCCATCAACGAATCGCTGCAGCCGGCGCTGGAGATGAACCGCGCCCTGGGCGAGGTGAAGTCCCTGGGCGTGGCCGAGGACGCGCTGCAGCGGCTGAACGACAAGGCGCTGCAGTTCTCCGTGGCCTACGGCGCGAACGCTCGCGATTTCGTGGCCTCGGCCTATGACATCCAGTCGGCGATCGCCGGGCTCACCGGTGAGCAGCTGTCCTCGTTCACCAACGCGAGCAACCTGCTGGCCAAGGCCACCAAGGCCGACGCCGGCACGATCACCAGCTACGTCGGCACCATGTACGGCATCTTCAAGAACCAGGCCGACGCCATGGGCAAGGCCGAGTGGGTGGAGAACCTGACCGGCCAGACGGCGCTGGCTGTGCAGATGTTCAAGACCACCGGCAAGGACATGAGCGACGCGTTCACGTCGATCGGTGCCAGTGCGACGTCCGCCGGCATCGGCCTATCCGAGCAGGTGGCCATCCTCGGCACGCTGCAGGCGACCATGGGCGGCGCCGAGGCCGGTACCAAGTACAAGGCCTTCCTATCCGGGGTGGGCGGCGCCCAGGAAAAACTGGGCCTGTCGTTTACCGACAGCCAGGGCCGAATGCTGCCGATGCTGCAGATCCTGGACAAGCTCAAGGGCAAGTTCGGCGACACGCTGGACGTGGCCGAATCCGACGCGCTGAAAAAGGCATTCGGCTCCGACGAGGCTGTGGGCCTGATCAAGCTGCTGATGACCGACACCACGGGCCTGGCCAACAGCATGGAGCAGCTGGGAAAAGTTAGGGGGATGGAGCAGGCGACCAAGATGGCCAAGGACATGGTCGACCCTTGGCAGCAGTTTATGAGCCTCCTCCGAGCAATACGTATCGTGTTTGGTCAAGTGCTGCTGCCAGTACTTCGGCCGGTGATGGAGGAGCTTGTTGCTGGCGGCGACACACTAATTCGCTGGACTCGACTATTCCCGAACATCACCCGACTGATCGGCATCGCCACGCTGGTGGTGTTCGGCCTGGCTGCCGGTATCGGCGCGATCACCTTTGTGGTGGCGCTGGCGAAGACTGCCTGGCTTGGCCTATCCGCGGTGTGGACCATCGCCACCGCCGCCGCCTGGCTGTTCAACGCAGCGCTGTGGGCCAACCCGATCACCTGGGTGGTGGTGGGGCTGATCGCCCTGGGCGTGGCGATCGGCGCTGCGATCATCTACTGGGACGAGATCACCGCGGCGATCATGAACACCGCCGCCTTCCAATGGGTCGCGGCCCAGCTGACCGCCCTTTCGGACTGGTTCGCCTCCATGGGTGGCTGGAGTGGCATGGCGAAGGCTGCATGGGACAGCATCCTGGCGATCTTCTACGGCGCCATCAACGGCCTGATCGCCATGCTGAACAAGATCCCGGGCGTCGAGATCGATGCCCAGTTCGGTGCTATGCCGGAGGTGCCGGCGCTGGATGCAACCCAACCGCCCAGCACGCCGGCGATTGACCGTGCAATGCGCCAGGCGCTGCCGTCCACCACGCCAGCCGCACCGCCCCTGGTGCTCGCACCGATGCCTGCCGCGCAGGCCGAGCAGACCCAGCAACGCATCAACGAGCCGCTGGCCGGGCTTGCGCCGCAGCGCGCCACCGCGGTGCCGCCGGGCGGCCTGCTGACCAGCATCCAGAACACCAGCAACCAGGACAAGGGCACCCGGGTTGAGAAAGTCGAGATCCACACCGGCAAGGCGATGAGCCCGCTGGAGCTGGAAAACATGCTGGGCATGGCGGTGGGCGGATGAGCGAATACATCGACCTGCTGATTGCCGACAACGACCTGGTGCTGGACCTGTCCCGCCAGCCGTTGCTCGTCGATGACCGCGCGAGCATCGCCCAGGACATCGCTCACATGATCCGTGACAGCGGGCTGCTGGTGACGCTGGTGGCCGAGCGCGACCGGCTGCGCCAACGCGATTGCATTCAGCAGATGGAGCTGCTGGTGGAGGCCGACGAGCGCCTGGTGCCCGGCACCGCACTGATCACCCAGGTGGAGCCAGGCCAGTACCTGGTCACCGCCAAGACCCTGAAATTCGGCAGCATCGAGGTGGCCCTGTGAGCGACGTGGACTTCAAACAAGCGCTGATGGATGCGGGCATCCCCACCACCGAGGCGGGCCTGCGCCAAGCCTGGGAAAGCGAAGTAACCGCCCAGGGCAGCCAGCTGAGCAACACCAGCGCGTACTCGCCGTTCTGGCGTGTCGTCACCGCGCTGGTGACCAAGCCCGTGCTGTGGCTGCTGGAATTCGTTACCGGCACGGTGCTGCCGAACTTCTTCGTGAAAACCGCCACCGGCGCCTGGCTGGACATGCTGGCCTGGGCGGTGAACGTGGAACGCAAGCCGGCGACCCGTGCCATCGGCACATTGCTGCTGACCCGCGGCACGCCCGACGGCGCTCTGGAGGTGCCCGCCGGCACCCGCGTGCAGTCGGCCCCCATCAACGGCACGGTGTATGTGCTGGTGACCACTGCGGCGGCCAGCTTTGCGGATGGCGAGCAGCAATCGAGCGTGCCCGTCAGGGCACTGGAGGCCGGTAGCGGCTACAACCTGGCGCCCGGTTACTACGCTATCCTGCCGGAGCCAATACCGGGCATCGTCCAGGTGGTGAATGCCGACGGCTGGCTGACGCAGCCAGGCGCCGACCAGGAGCCCGATGACCAGCTGCGCCTGCGCGTGCGCAACCAGTGGTCCGCGGTGAACCAGTGGCACACCGATGCGGTGTACCGGGCGCTGATCGCCGCTTTCCCGGGCGTAAGCTCTGATGGCGTGTACTTCGAGCACGGCGCACCGCGCGGCCCCGGCAGCGCCAATGCCTACGTGCTGTTCGAAGCCGGGGTGCCGGCCGAGACGTACCTGGAGCAGATCAACACGCATATCCGCGAGCGCGGTAACCATGGCCATGGTGATGACCTGCTGGTGATGGCGATGCCGGAAACCCTGCACGACATCGGTCTGACGATCTGGCCGCGCTCGACGCTGACCACCGCGCAGCGCGAAACGTTGCGCGATGAAGTGGAGCTGTTCGTTCGAGCGGCCTTCCGCGAGAGCACGCAACGCGACTACCAACCGACGCTGACCTACCCGCAGGCGCGCTTTTCCTTCAGCCGCTTGGGCGAGGAGCTGCATCAGCAGTTTGCGGGCATCGAGTCGCTGGACTTTGCGAACACGGACATCGTGTCCGAACTGAGCATCCCCCGTATCCAGAGCCTGGAGGTGGTGAATGCGTAAGGGAGGAAAGACGGCGACCGGCGAAAACCTATGGGGAGGGGCGTCCGACCGGCCGGCCGTCACTGGCAATGACCGGTGCCGGGCAGCGAAGTTCCCCGGCGAGGTGCGCCGATGATCAAGCTCGAGCTGCCTTTCTGGCTCGCCGGTACCGAGCTGACGAAGCTCAAGGCCGCGGCCACGTCCTGGTGGGCAAAGGTGGGAGGCTGGCTGCGCTGGCCCCTGCTGCAGATGGACGCGGACACCTGCCACCTGACGATCCTGGACCTGCTGGCCTGGCAGCGGGACATCGCCCGCTTCAAGGGTGAGCCCGAGACGCTGTACCGCCTGCGCGTGAAGCATGCCTTTGTCAACGCAGTGGACGCCGGCAGCGTGGCGGGCTTCAAGCGAATCATGCAGCGCCTGGGCGTGGGCTACGTGCGCATCGAGGAGCGCCTGCCCGATCGGGACTGGGACGTGGTGCAGCTGCACCTGAGCGATTCGCAGCTTTCCGAGAACCCCGAGCTGCTGAGCGTGATCGTGCAGTACTACGGCCGCACGTGCCGGCGGTATGAGTTCGTCGGCACATCCGCCGTCGTGCTGCGCCTGGCGGCATCCGAGATCAATAGCGACCAGCTGACCCTGGTCGCCCGGTTCGATACCACCCAGGCGGTCAGCGTTTCGGTGGCCTCGCTGGAATTCAACAACGACCAGATGACGCTGGTCACCCGCTGAAGGAGTTCCCCATGGGGGCAAGCATCACCATCGCTGGCGAACGCCTGATCGCCCAGAAACAGGCCGACCGCCAACCGCTCGAGGTCGCGCGCTTCGTGCTGGCCTACCTGCCCGGGCTGGACACCACTCAGCCCGTCGACCGAGACGCCGGCTTGCCGCCGGCTGAGCAGATCGTCTACAGCGTGGACATCAGCCGCGACGGCGCCGCGGGGCCGAACGGCGAGCTGACGCGCGAGGGCTACCTGAGCCCTAACCAGGTGGTCTACAGCTTGCTGATGGGCACCAACATCGGCGACTTCGACTTCAACTGGATCGGGCTGCAAACCATCGAAGACGTGTTGCTGATCGCCGCCTACGTGCCACGGCAGCAGAAGCGCCGCGAGATCCCGCCGCTGCAGACCGGCAACAACCTGACCCGCAACATCGTCCTGGAGTACGACGGGGCGCAGAGCCTGACCGGCATCGAGGTGCCGGCGGCGAGTTGGCAGTTCGACTTCACCGCGCAGTTCGCGGCGATGAATACCCAGATCGCCGCGCTGCAGGCAGAGCTGGAAAAGAAGGTGGACGCGGCATCCTGGAACCCACCGCAGAGCGTGAGCCTGGACGGACCGGTGCTGGTCTACCCAGGCAGCTCGAACACGTACCAGATCACCGATTTCGATGCGTTTGCGGTGTACCAGGCGAGCAGCACCGTAGGAAGCGTGACGCTTGCGGGCGACGTGCTGACGCTGGATGTGCCCGCCGAAGCGCCGGAGGGGCTGGCCACACTGGAGGTGATGCGCAGCGGAGCCAAGGCGACGTTCAAGATTCCCGTAGGCTCGGCAACGATCGACCAGCCTGCCATCACCTCGCCGGCGAATGGCGCCGTTGATGTGTCATTCGAGCCGGATCTACAGGCAACGGCGTTCACGGTGTTTCCGGCCGGCCATGACAGCCACGCCGAAACCCACTGGCAGCTCGCCCGCGACGCGGCGTTCACCGATCTGCTGCTCGATCAGCAGGGCGCGGACAACCTGACCGCGATCAGCCTCGCGGCGTTGGGAATACGCCTGGACCCGGCCACCCGTTACTACGCCCGCGCGCGCTACATCGGCACGACACTGGCGTCGGCCTGGTCGGCGGCGGTGGCGTTCAATACGGCGGCGGTCTACGTGAATAAGCCGACGTTCTCGGCGCCACTTGATGGCGCGGCGGACGTTGGCGAAACCCCGACCCTGACCACCAGCGCGTTTCTGGTTTCAGGCGGCACGGATAACCATCAGTCAACCGATTGGGAGATTCGCACCGGCCCGGATGGGACGGGCGACCTGGTGTGGTCGTCGCTCGGTAACACGGCAAACAGAACGACCATCAGCGTGCCGGCGGGAGTGCTGCAGGTCTCTACGGCCTATTACCTCCGCGCGCGGCATCGCTCCTATAACTACGGCGCAAGCAGCTGGGCGCAGATCTCGGTCATGACGAAGTCGGCCTTCCTGCCGACCGTGCCCGGCGAGGCCTTTGGCGGCGGTTACTACGCCGGCCGGATGCGGTTCCCTGATGGGGACTACCTTCTCATCGTGGCGCCCAAGGCGGCCGAGACCACGCTGGCGAACAAATCGGACGCCACCTCCACATCCGGCACCACTAGCATCTTTGACGGCTGGGCCAATAGCAACGCGATGAACAACAGCAGCCATCCGGCGGCGCGGCATTGCCGCACATACACCGGCGGCGGGTACACGGACTGGTACCTGCCGGCGCGCGACGAGCTGGAAGTTCTATACCGCAACTTGAAGCCATCCACGTCTGAGAATTACCCGGGCACTCGCGATGACTCGCTCGGTTATGGCGAGAACGCCAATAGCGTGCCGGTCGGGGCGGCGTATACAGCCGGCAATCCCGCGCAGACCGGGCAGGCCGCGTTCCGCTCCGGTGCTGCAGAGGCATTTAATGATGCCGGTACGTATTGGTCATCTACCCAGCACTCAACCTGGGCCAATGCGTGGATTCAGCGCTTTAGTAACGGGATGCAGATCAGCACCCAAAAGTACGCCAAGGAGCTGGTGCGTCCGGTCCGCAGAGTCAAAATCTGACATTTAACTTTTTACAGCCCGCGCGTAGTGCGGGTTTGCAGGAGTTGCGCGCATGTTTGTGAGATATACCTACGTGGATTCTGCGACGGGCTTGCCGGTAACGCTGGCCCCCGCCAGCGGCGGCCCGGCAATGCCGCGTGTGGACGGCCTGGCGTTCGCCTTCGCCCTCGAAAGCGAATACCCAACGCTAACGCCGACCTTTTTCGGCGTCGCTCCTGATGATGCCGCCACGGACGTGCCCGGCATCTTGGCGGTGCTGACCGAGGCCGAGTTTCTGGAGGCTCAAGCCAAGGAAATGGATGCCCGAAATGGCATCCTGCTCCGGCACATGACCGACGCCGTGCAGCATCACATGGATAGCGTCGCCGCCGAGCGCAACTACGATGGCATCCAGTCGGCCGCCCTGCGCGCCGCCCTGCCGAACTCGCCCTTCCATGCCGAGGGCGTCGCCTACGGCGAGTGGATGGACGCCTGCTGGTCTCACTGCTACCAGGTGCAGGCGGACGTCGAGGCCGGCGCGCGTGAGCAGCCGTCTACAGAAGAGCTGATTGCTGAGCTGCCAGAGCTGGTCCTACCTGAATGACCTGGGCCCCAGTGACCATGCGCTGGCCCGAGCAGGCCACACAGTGGATGGCAGAGCTCGACGACGCCAAAAGCCTCGCCGGCGGCGAACTGGCCAGCACGGCGCAGCGGCTCGCCGGGCTCGACGGACTGGCCACCACCAATCCGGGACCGGTCGGCGGTGCTGCCGCCGGTGCGATCGCCGCCGGGCGCGCCGCGCTGGGCAGCCAGCTGGGCGAGGTGCCTGCATGCCTGGCGGTGACGCCCTTCCAGAGCGGCATCGGCCAGGGGCGTGGCAACCAGCGCTTCCTGTCGGCGCCGAACCTGCTGCGGCAGCTCGCCGGCAAGCTGGTGGACCCGTCC